TTTACATCAGATGTACAGTTTGCTAACACTGTAGATGCGCATGATATCTTTGTTAACACACATATATTATTCAGTAATTCAAATATGGGCTCTGCTGCTAACGGTGCACACCCTCCCTACCAAGAAGGCCTACTTTTTTACGATACTATTCATAGAACATTTAACTTCTATAGTGATAACCCTGATGTTGTGCATGAGATCGGTATTGAAGAACATCAGCGCGTATATAACGATTCGAATGTAACTATCCCTAAAGGTGCTGCTGTCTATTTTAGCGGTAACTATACCGGTGGTAATATTGATGTACCTACCGTTGCAATGGCAGATGCATCAGATGTAAACAAATATAACGCTCAAGGCCTTATGGCATCTGAGACTAATAATAATGAATATGGCTATGTTATTGTTGCTGGCCAGCTTGATGGGGTTGACACTACACATCTATCCGCTGATGCAAACTTCTTTGTATCAGCTACAACAGCTGGTAGTCATCAGAATCAATCACCTACGTATCCAAACTTCCCTATGTGTCTTGGTTGGGTTGTAACATCTTCAGCAAACGGCACTCTACTTGTTAATCAGCAGAATCATTCGGTTAATTCTTTCCGTGTAAGATCATCCGCACATATTGGTACTGATCTTCGAGTAGATGGTAACCTTCTTGTTGTTGGCTCTACACAAACGACATCAACAGCTGAACAAACAACCGGTACTACCATGTTCCGAGTCAATGAAGGTAGCGCTATTGGTGAGGCCGGTACAACATTTACAGGTACTGGTCTTGATGATGCGTTCTTCTCAGGCCACTTTACAGGTACAGCCAACACAACATATTATGTAAGAATCTGTACAGCAGGTGCTGGATTAGGTACAGGGGGAGTTGATACATTTGATGTTGCATTAAATGCAAACTTTAACCCGATGTTGTCAGTAAATAACAATATTACTGGCTCAGAACAATTAATACATTCTGCAGATAATATTTCTGTAGAATTTGGTGCTACTACTGGTCATACTGCGAATGATCAATGGTCAGGTACAGCTAGACCTGTTAATGTTGATAATGGATTCTGGGGTAACAGAAATACTGGTACGGAAGGTATAGGATATACTCATATGGGTATGTTCTTCGATGTTACTGATGATAGATGGAAGTTTGTTAACCAGTATAGACCGACCCCTGAAGGTAACATTCAAACAGGTAATAATACATTTATCCTAGGGGAAGTACAAGCAAATAACTGGTACGGTAACTTTACTGGTGATCTAACAGGTAATGTATCAGGATCCGCTACAAGTTTAACAAATAACAGAGATATTACTCTTACTGGTGATGTAACCGGAACAAGTCCGTTCAACGGTAGTAATAATGCTGTTATCACAACTGTAGTAGCTGACTCAGTTACAGCGCCATACTTACAAAAAGCAAATGCTTCCATTTATATGGAAAAAGCCAATACAACTGTATTCTTAGAAAAAGCAAATGCTTCAATCTACTTAGAAGTGGCAAATATTTCAAGCTACGGATTTTCATCTAACTCATATGCCGCGTCAAATACATATGTTAACAATCAAGATAATGCAATACTTGCTAATGTAAATCCTAGAATTACAAGTGTTGTTGGAACAGCTGCTACCGCTAATACAAAAGCCGTACAAGCACTGGCTGATGCAGCAGCCGCCAACACACGTGCAGAAAATGCCAGGTCTGTAGCAGTTAATGCAAATTCAAATCTAAATGCTTATAAAGCTAATACTAACCCGAGATTTGATTTGTATCTTGCTGTTGCAAATGCAGCTGCAGTAATCGCTAATAATACTACAAATTATCTTCAGGTAGCTAACGCAAGTGTATATCTTGAAAAAGCAAACGCTTCAATCTATCTAGAAGTTGCTAATGTTGTTTCACTTATTGCCAATAATACAACAAAATATCTTGAAGTAGCAAATGTTTCAGTAACCAGTACTGACCCGTATCTTGAAGTTGCTAATGCTTCAGTATATCTTGAAAAAGCAAATGCTTCCATTTATATGGAAGTTGCTAATACCTCTTCTCTAACAGGTGATAATAGCTTCTCAGGCACTAATGACTTTAACGGTATGATAAACTTTGGTCCATATCGTGAGAAACTTAAAAATATCAGTTATACCTCAGGAACATTAACATTTAACCTCAATGAAGCTCGTAACTTTAAAGTTACTCTTGGAGGTAGTGTTGCAAATACTGATTTTAATGTAACCAATCCTGCTGCTAACGCTAACTTTATTGATTCATTTACTGTAATCTTTATTCAAGATGGTACTGGTAACAGGTCAGTAACTTTCCCACCGACTGTTAAGTTTGCTGGGGGTACAGATAGAGCCCTATCTACAGGTGCAGATGACATTGACGTATTTACTTTCTTCTCTTATGATCAGGGTAATACATATATTGCATCGGTAGCTGGTACTGATTTCATATAGTATAGATCTTATAAATAGTTAAAAACTATTTGTGGGATTACTATGGCAGCTAAAGCAAATATTCTTATCGAACAAGGCACAACGTTCGAAACGACCGTGACAGTACAGAATGCTAATAATACAGCATTAAATTTGACTGGATACACTGCGGCCGCGCAGATGAGAAAGTCTTACGCATCAGCGAACTCTACTAATTTCACAGTGACTATTACTAATGCTAATAATGGTAATATGTCACTGTCTATGGCTGCTAATACTTCACAATCCCTATCAGCAGGTCGTTATGTGTACGATCTAGAGATTTATGCCTCATCTAACTCTACTGTTACTAGAGTAGTTGAAGGTATCGTAACCGTAACACCAGGTGTTACTAGAGGATATAGTGAGACAGTCTAATGGCAGATATTAAGGTTACATTAGGAGGAGGTGGGCTTGCAGGGTCTGGGGGTGCTATCACTCTTAAAAATATTGCAGGTTCTTCAGGTACTACCACACTTCCAGGTCTAACTGACGTTGATACTACGGGTCAAGTTAATAACGCTATCTTGATTTTTAATACAGCTACAGATCAATACGAAATCAAACCCCTAAATAACTTTGTATTGACTAACGATTTCCTTACAACAGCCTTAGCAAACAACGTTAGTATTAATGGAGGAACGTTTTAATGGCTACCATTATTCAAATTAAAAGAGCACAGACCTCTGAAACACCTACAGGTCTTGCTAATGGTGAGTTAGCCTATTCGTATGCTGGCGATAAGCTGTTTATTGGCCAAACAACTACATCAGGATCCCCTGTTACTAACGAGATTATCGGTGGTCATTATTTTACAAATATAATCGACCACGCACATGGTACTCTTACAGCAAACAGTGCTCTTATTGCTGATACAAATTCGCATATTAATAACATTAAAGTTGCTAATTTACAGCTGCAAACGTCTGGTGGCTCTTCTAACGGTATTATTGGAGTGCAGAACGATTCAAGTATGAGTTCTACTAATAACTCTACCTTAGTAACCTCTGCATCTATCAAAAACTATGTTGATACACAGACCACTCTGAACAATAGCTTTACTATTGATACGGATGAAGGTACATCAAATAACTTTATCCTTACAGCTAATCCTACATTAGCTGTATTAGGTAATTCGTCTCAAGGTATTGTAACTAAGCAATATACTTCTAACTCAGTTATTATGATTAGAGGTAAAGATGCAACTACCTCACAAAAAGGTGTTGCTAGCTTTAACACAAACCACTTTAATGTTTCTAGTGGTGCAGTTACAATCAAGCCAGACGGTATTACAAATGCTCAACTAGCAAACAGCTTCTTGCAGTTCTCTGACGGTGCTAACACACAGACAGCTAATCTAGGTCAAGATATTCGCTTCTCTGGTACTACTAATGAGACAGAAGTAACTGTTAGAGACTTAAACGTACAAGTTGGTTTACCACAAGATGTAACTATTGCCAGAAACTTAACTGTTACTAACGACCTTAATGTTACTAATAACCTAGTAGTCAGTGCTAATCTTACTGTTGCAGGTACTCTTGCTTATTTAAATACTACAACATTAGCAGTAAGTGACCCGCTTATTTTCTTAGCTAATAATAATACATCTGGGGATACTGTCGATATTGGTTTTGCTGGACAGTATAACGACGGTACAAACAGAGTAGCAGGTGTATTCAGAGACGCTAATGACCAAGGCAAATTCAAGTTCTTTGATAATTTAACTGAAATACCTGGTAACGCAGTCAACACTAGTGATGCATCATTCCAGTTAGCTGATGTTGAACTTAATAATTTGGAAGTAAATCAGATCACTCTTAACCAAGACCTTGGTGTAACAATGGGTGGTACTGGTGCAAATACTTTCACATCTAACGGTATTCTTTATGGTAACGGGACTGGAGCGCTTCAAGTCACAGCAGCGGGTGCTGAAGGTAAGGTCCTTCAAGCTGGCTCAGGTGGTACACCAGAATTTGGTGATCTTGATGGCGGCTCCTTCTAGGAGTTTAAATGCCTACTAACTTTTACTTTAATAACTTTGAATCGTCAAGTGAACAAAGTTTAATAGAAGATTTAGTTATAGAGTCCATTAAAATTTATGGACATGAGGTCGTTTACCTTCCCCGTACTATTGTTAATCGTGATATGGTTTTCAACGAAGATAGTATCTCTAAATTTACTGAACAATATGGTATCGAAATGTATATCCGTAATGTTGACGGTTTTGAAGGTGAAGGTGACTTCTTATCTAAATTTGGCTTAGAAGTAAGAGATACGATTACTTTCTCTGTATCACAAAGACGTTTTGATGAAGAAGTAGGTTCAAGAGAGAATATGCTTCGTCCGCAGGAAAGCGATCTTATTTACTTCCCGCTTACAAAAAGCTTTTATGAAGTTAAATTCGTTGAGCATGAACCTGTCTTCTATCAGATGGGTGATCTACAGTTCTATGATCTTCGCTGTGAACTGTTTGAATATAGCGGTGAAGAGTTTAGTACAGGTAATGAGCTTCTCGATAAAATCGAAGATAATACTAAGATTAACGCTCTGGATTACGCTCTCCAGACTCAAGATGGTCTCAATCTTGGCATGGAAACTGGTGGTCCAATCATACGTGAAGAGTACAATATAAATACTCTTACGCAGGCTAACAACAATATTTTTGCTGAGCAGGCTAATAACTTTGGAATGGATTCAGGAACGACATATAACTTCATTGACTTCTCTGAAAAGGACCCATTTAGTGAAGGGAACTACTAATGTTTGGCCAAACTTTTTATCATGAATTATTGAGAAAGTACGTAGTTCTCTTTGGAAACCTCTTTAATTCAATCTACATTAAAAGATATGACTCTGCTGGAACTCTTACTACTTCTATCCAGGTACCGTTAAATTATGGTCCTAGAGATAAAGCGTTATCTAGATTAGATCAAAATCCTAATCTTATACCTGAATACGCTGTTATACTTCCTAGAATGTCGTTTGAGATGACATCGATGAACTATAGCCCACAGCGTAAATTAAATACTGTAGGCAGAAGAACTGCTGCTACTGCAAACGATCCTTCTAAAAAGAACTATATGTACAATCCAGTACCATATGATATTAATATGGCACTATCTATTATGGTAAAAAATGCTGATGATGGAGCTCAAATCTTAGAGCAAATTCTACCATACTTTACACCTGAATTTACTGTAAGTATTAAGCCTATTGCTGAAATGGACTTTGTTACAGATATTCCTATTGTACTGCAAGGTGTAACCACAGAAGATACTTATGAAGGCGGCTTCGAAAACAGAAGAGCACTTATTCATACTTTAGATTTTGTTATTAAAGGTCACTTCTACGGTCCTGTTAAGTCTTCAGAAATTATTAAGAGAGCCCAGGTAGATTTATCTACAATTAAACCTATTAATATTGGTACTATTCCTCCTACTTTGAGTGAAGAAATTACTGATGCAGAAATTGGTAAGTCAGGTCGCGATTCACGAGTAACAGTTTATCCAGTAATGCCTTTAGGTGGTAATACTGCAAGCGCTACCACAAATATTACACCAGGTCAAGGTTTATCTAGTCTTACCTTAACTAATATAGGTGCTAACTACAATACTGCTCCTACTGTAACTATCTCTGGTGGTGGTGGTTCAGGTGCAACTGCTACTGCTAACTTACATTCAAGTAACGGGTCCATTAATGCTCTTACTTTAACATCTAACGGATCAGGTTATATTTTAGGTCCTACTGTTACTATTGCAGAACCTACACAGAGCTCTACATTAGTAAAATTTGGTAACGATGCAAGAGAGCATACATCCAATACAACTGTAACAACCCTTAATGCATTACCAACTGATATTGATACAGGAGGTAGTTTGGGATATAGATTGTCTTTCTGGATTTATCCAAGGTCTGCTGATTCAGATTGGAAAGTAATCTTTCATACCCCAACTCTAAAAATATTTTACAATGGAACGACTGGATTGATTAATTTTGCATTCACTAATACTATACAAGCATTGGCAGGTCAAGGATTGACCTTTGATGCGTGGAACTTTGTAACTATTGAGCACATTGCAACAACAGCTCGTATCCAAACAAACTCTTTTCTTAGTAGTGTTGGTGTTGTTGGTTCAGGATTAAATACTTTTGATCAGGGCGAGCAAATAAAAGTAGGTTATGCACAAGCAAGTGATTCAGTTGCTGATTATGCATCAGATAGCTTTACCGGTGCTATTGATCAGGTGACCTTCACGTATCCAGTAAGTAGTTTTACACAAACCGGGGTTCCAGTACCAACTACAGCAGAGGCTGGTAATAACTTTACTCAAACATTTGATACAGTTCAAGCTACGGCTGACGCAGTTATGGCTTCTGGTGAGCTTGGAGGTAGAGTAGCAAACGTTACTATTGT